ATTCTTGAACAGTAAGATCGCGACCTGGGTTAAACTCAACACCTCTATATGTTATAGATGTTACGTTTCCAAAATTGTTATCGCCGCACGTAATGCCCGATCCATAACTGTTGTTTGTCACGGTCGGGTTGCGTCTTCCTGTCGCTGGATTAACTGCTTTAGTGTTATGCCACTGTCTCATATAGTCCCACATAACATCGCTAGAAAGGCTATTAGGGTTACTGCTGTATGGACTTATATTAAAAATGGTTGCATCTCTTGCCCACCCTTGTGTGTTACCAGCAACGGTACCTGCACAGTGTGTTCCATGGTTGTTATCATCTTCATCTATAGGGTTTGTATAAGAGCCTGAGCGATCATAAGTATATGTACCATTTGATCCACCAGTAACGGCATTTGTTAAACTAAGCCAATTAAATTGATTAATACGAGATCCGCCAGTACCATCACTGTTAACAGCAAACTCTGGATGCCCAGGATCAACATGGCCGTCTACAATTATAACATCAACATTTTTACCTGATGCAGTAACTGTTAAATCTGAAGTAATATTTGTTGTACCATTAGCACCCCAGTTAGATCTATTCGTTGCCTCAGAGTGTCTAAGCAATCCCCAGTTAACATCGGTTGTATCAGTAAACCAGTCTTTTGAAAACTTTTGATTTTCTAGTTTCCAGCCAGTTGGCTTTGTTGTTATATCAACTAATTCTTTTAAATCACAGTCCCAAACGCGCGGATCATTTTTTAATGTTTCTGCTTCTTCGTTTGTTAGCATATAGTGAGTGTTGCGACTAATTAATCTTCTGTTAGTTAACTCAACAGCCCGCCCAGGGATATGTAACGCTCCACCAACATTTTCCATGTCTTCATAAAAGGAGTCTAAATCTTCCTTATCGTGAAGTGTAACAATCCATTCTTGTAGCATTTATTAAGCCTCTAATTGCAGGAGGTTAAGTGTTACTAAAACAGCACTCGTTGATCCAGATTTGTTTGTAACTCGGCATGGTATAGATGTTGTCGGCGATGCTTCAAGATTAAATCCAATAACACCGGGAGATACTATAACTGTTTCAGCACCCGTAGTAATTACTTCTGCAATAATGCCAGCATCTGGAGTTGGATCAGTACCTTCGCCACGTGAATTATCTGCAGTGCGTGTAGCGCCATTAGCATAAATCCTAACCCAAGCAGCTCTATCAGTTGTGATAGTAAACAATGAATATGATTTAAATCCAGTTAGATCGAGATCGCCACTTACACCATCTGCTAAAGAAGCAGTTGAACCACTTGGTGAGGTTCTTGATGGTAATGAACCACCGCCACCGCCACCGATGTCTGAGTTGTTAGCTAATTGAACCCAAGCGCCCGCATGTGCGTAATAAGCCGCGCCAGTACCATGTACGTGGGCGAACATACCGTGATAACTACTAGCCGACGGTAAATCAACTTCCGCGTCGTATACGTTACCAAATAATACTTTGTTGCCTGCCATATCCAAGTCAGATCCGGTTACAACATCTATAACTTCTGTGTTTGATAAACCGCCGGAACCAGCGGCCTGAGGAATCCATTCATAATCGGTGCCTGTCCAAGCCAATACTTGATCCGCGGCTGCACTGCTTATATTTAAATGGTCATCAACATCAGTTGTTCCAAATCCATCTTGAAAAGTAATAGTGCCATTGCCGTTAGTTGTAAGTACTTGGTTATTAGCGCCATCATTTACAAAGAATAATAAACTAGTTGGTCGACCAGTTAATGATGTATATGCTCCGTCAAATGCGTCATCATATAATTCTGTAAAGTTTTCGTTTACTTTAACCATAGCATTTCTTAGTGGATCGCCGAGACCATCGTTTCCAACTAATCCAACGCCAATAACTTGCTTTGCCATTTTGTGCTCCTAAAGATTTTTATCTATTTATTAAACCGTGTCAACTTTTAAGTTGATAGTGTCTACCGAAATTGTTGTTCTATCTGAGCTGTACCTAGGGATAGTAGCTGCTTGATTTGGACCAACGATTGGATCACCACCAATTAATGGGTCATTTTTAATTGTTCTATTAAATCTATGGCTAACACCAACTACTTGTTTCTTTTTGTAAACAAACGATCCAAATATTCGCGTACCTGCCAAGTGTACGTTTTGTTTTAATGTATCTTTGTATGAGTCAAAGTCAATCGTAGATCTAATTTGATATGAGAATTCTTGATAAAAGTCAGAGTCGTGTACCCTGCTTTTACTATCATAATAAGTTGTGCCATCTGGTTTATAACCATTTATGTGAGATGTTTCACTACCCCAGAAACCAGCAGTGATGCCTTGTGCGTCAGCAAATAGTTGACCTTTCGCCAAACGGTTTCCTGCAGCATCAGTAAGGAATATTATTTCCTCATTTAAATATCCAAATCCAGAGTTAGTAACTCTTACTTCAGAAATCCTACCTGTAGCAAATAGTGTACGCGACTGCATCTCTGCATTTGCGCCATAAACATCTGTAGTGTAATTTCTTTCAGTTGCAATAACTGTGTATGTCGTACCTTCATGTAAAATGTCGGCAGTCCTAAATCCATAGTACGCATATGGTCTAACTTGGATAAATCCTTTGTCTGCATTAATGGCTGTAATTATGCCTGATACTGAAGTACTAGGTTGACTTATCGCATCACCTACTGAAAACGCTGCACTGAATGGATCAATAACTAAAAGTTGTTCATATCTATCAAACGCAATCATAACCTCGTCTCTAATTAATGTAAACACATCGTTTACGTAATCTTCGCCTGGGTTAATATTTTCAAATGCGTCAATAGTTCCAATTTCAAAAGGTACTAAATCAAATGCTTGGTTTAACGGAGTAGCAAGTGTTACTGGGTCTGCCACACCTGACATAGCCTGTGTAGCTGGCGGATCGTTATAGTTTGCCGCGTTTATTGCTACGCCAAGGAAAGGCGCAATTGGATCTGTAATTAAAGCAATAGTTTCAATATTAGAAAGCGACTCAACTTTAACATCTGTGTTTACTGAAGTGTCAGGATATAATAAACCCGGAGAACTGTCGTTTCTAGCTGCTATAGTAAATATATTTGATATTGTTACGTTTGGTGTTCGGTCAAGAGTTGAAATGGCGCGTGTAGCAAGAAAATTAGATCCGGGATCCATTTTTATGCCAACTGCCGCAGCATTTTGACCAATCACCGTTCCTGTATTACCACCAGTATCAGTTAATCTTTCTAGCGGTGTAAACGTTAAGTCTTCATTGTCTAAAATAAGAACTTGGTTTGAAACTTCGAGTCTTGTATTAGCTATAGTATAACCAAAACCACCGTCTGTCAACTGATAATCAACAATACCAGTGAATTCGTCTTGTGTATCAGTAACAATTGCTACACCGCCATTACCATAATCACTAGTAATATAAACAGTGTCACCAATTTCGTTTCCAACTGTGCCACCATAGTCAAGGTCAATTTCTATGTTAGATGCTGAACCATTTAATACACCAAAAGATATATCTTTGCCATCTATTCTTGCCATGATATTGTCATAGCGTTTAAATTGGCCTTTCACTCCAGAAAGATATAGAATTGGTGTAAGCGTATTATTTAAAAGAATAAAGTTAATCTTATCAACAGCAGCCTGCGCTTTTGATGTAGAACCAGTAACTGTTTTGCTTAACAGGTCAATGTATTCGTAATAGTTTTCTCCGGATGTATCATAAAACAAACCATTGTTTGGAACCATTTGCAAATAGTTTCCAGTTTGCCATTTAGAGCTTGATGGTTTTAAAATGTATTTAGAAGGGTTAAAGATTTCAACATCTTCTTGGTAAAACATTCTAAAGAATAGAATAACACCACTTTGAGATCCTTTTCTTCTATAAAGATCTAAAATGTTTTTAATAATTAAACGTACACTAGTATCATCTAGTAATGGAAGGTCTGCTAAAAACTTTTTCTGAAAGAATATAATCATACTTGATAACGTGGTTGTGATATCACGATATTCAAACAATCTTCTAGCGTTATATACAGACTGATTAGGTTCAGTTTCTAGGAACTTATAATAGTCAGTAATAAGCTGTACTAATTCGCTATTGTTTTCTCTGTAAATAGCAGGGAATTGTTGTGCTATTTTAAACGAGATATTCTTTTCTATTTCAGCGGCCATTTGTCTGTGTTCCAATTAATTTAATTGTTACATCTGAATTTTTAATTCCAAATATTCTTCCGTTAGGCGCAGTAACATCATTCGATATTGTATTGGCCATAAATTTAATACCGGAGCCAACATAGCCATCGGTAATAAATCCAACTAAGTTAACTACACCTTTTTCATAATCAATGTTTCCAACGATTGGTTTAACAACTTTAGGGTTTGCAATGTCATTAGCAATAATTTGGATATTTCCTTTACCATCATCTTGCAGATATACGTCAGTACCATTGAAACTATATACACCACTTTTAATAGCCGGTTTATAATTAGCAAACCCGTCATTTACATCAAACGGATATGGTTTAACAAGTGGGGCTTCAAACTTAAACGATGGATTTTGAGCAATGTTTACGGCTGGTGAATATTCAATATAAGGCATAATAGAAATGCTAGTACCAATAATTGATTCTTCAAGCGCATCAATAATAGTTGTTAATTTGGAAATCCTTGCTGTTGTATTAAAGTCATCTAAATACGTGTCGCTGTAAAGCTTGACTGCATCTCTAACTAACGCATCAAGATCGCCTTCAGATTTTTTAGTAAGCTTTGCATTATATGTTACATTTACTGTAGTGCAACCATATATAAACTTAGAAGGTACAAACACAGGTTCAATAGCAAGTGGACTTCTATCTTTTAAATACTCAATGTATGTATTAGAAAGTGTAGTTGATAAGCTTGTCTGGTTTTGACCTAAGTAAACTGAAATAGCAACCTTACCAAATTGTGGTGGTTCTAAATCTTCACCGCCATATGCAGCTACTGATTGGATTTCGGGGAAATTAGATTTCAAAAGAATTTCGTAATCGGAAGTTGTTACTGCACGTTCTTGGATCTGTAATGACTTAGGAGCAAAATATCTAATGCTTTCCATTGACTCACGCTCAGCGCCACCAGATGCTATTTGTACTGTTTCAACAAACGCAGAACCATAAGTAGTTGGTAGTGAAAAGAGGAATGCTCCATTACCTTCTGTGCCAGACGTAATTCTATATCTTACTCGGATATCTTCAAACTCTTCTGGTTGAAAACCAAATATGTTATTACCAAAGTAAATAGTATATCTGCCATCGATGTATGGCTCAATATAAAATACCTTGTCAGTTGGACCTACGCCAAAAATGTCGTTTTTACGTAAGAACACGTTTTCGTTTTCAGTTGCTTCAGCATCAACGAATACCGATACGGAGTCAGTGTCTGCGTTTTCATTTGATAACGTTACGCGAAGGATACCGTCTTCGTCAACAAAGAAACCTTCACGTTCAAAACTTGCAAGCATTTGGCCTTCAAAGATTTCAACATTTTCAGCAACGAATGTACGTGGCGCAGTTTTCTTGGCAACGTATGTAACGTTAGTGACAAACTCAAAGTTCTCACCGTTGTAACTAGATGTGAACGCTGAGTATTGAGGGATTGTGATTGCTTGGCCTGTAGCGTTTTCATCTGTAATAGTAACTTTAACTACAGCCTTAGCTGACCTTCTGGATCTTGGAAGATAATTAAGTTCTTTTGCGTGCGAAACAATAGAGTTTCTTAATACCGCAGAGTCAAGGAACATTTCGTTAACAGCCATGTTCGTATAAAAGTTATTCTGATATGTATTGTAAGCTAACACATCAAGTAATACTGACATGTTTGAACCTTCAAAGTTATAATCCTTGAATTGTGTTTGCGATTGCAAGTATTGTTTGAATTGTGTTTTGACTGACTCAAAATCTAATTCAGAAATATTTAGCTTAGCCATTTATCTAGTCCTCTCTAGAAATACGTCAACAGATATAGGTTGCTGATTATTTGATATGTAAAAATGAACCTGTATCTTAACAACGTTATCGTCGATGTTGGAAGTAACCAGAACATCAATGATCTCTGCTCTTGGCTCGTATATATCAAGTGTGGTTCTTACTTGATCTTCTATCATAGTTAGGGTGCCGGGTGTTATATTTTCAAAAAGCATAGCTCTTAAATTGCCACCAATGTTTGGCTGCATTAGTCTTTCACCTCTGTCAGTTAAAAGCAAATTAATGATTGCTTCCTTGACAGCGTCTTCGTCTTTATTAACAGTAAGATCTTGTGATAACGGGCTGATCTCAAGGTTCTTCTTGAAATCAGAATATATAGAGATTTTCTTTTGTCTCTGCGTTACTAAATTTACGACCATTGTGTTGGTATCCTAGACTTACATTTACTGTTATTTATGTGAATTTATATTATTCATTTTAAATCAATTTCCACCAATTGAATACTGCGCTTCAAAATCTGCGTTTTCCTCTGCAATTAAGTTAACTCGCTGAGACTTTCCTTCAAACATAACATAATCTCCGTCTTTATACTTTCCATCATAAACATCTAAAAGCACTTTAGCATCTGGGTACAAGTCGTCGTCTGGCGCTGGCGGATACGTTGGAACAACTGGAGGTGGTCCGACAGCGTCAGGCGGGCGTGTTCCAGATCGTTTATCCCACGGAGTGTATGTTCCTCTAAGATCTATGTGTATAAAACTGTTGTAACGCCCGATGCCATTAAAACCTAGAGCCCTTGCGTGATCGACAACATCATCAGCTTCTACGCCAAATTTGGTAAACGATCCCCATTTTAAATCCAGTGCTAAGCCACTCGTATGTTGTGATACTTTTGCAACACTGCCATCAGATACGCCGCCATTCTTTGCTAACATGGCAGCATATAATTTGTCTTGATGCTCTTGCGTTCTATAACCACTAACGAGAGTAAAGGGCCCAGATATTCCAGAAATTTGGTGCAATATCATTAGCTTTCGTTTTGTTTGATCCTTTAGGCCGTTCCAACCAGATCTTAACCTCGATGAGCCAGATCCCGGTATAACAACAGGATGGCTACCTTTAATATATACTTCATACGACGGGTAGCTTCGACCAAAAGTTTCTTGCTCGTTAGTAACTCGGAAAACACCAGCAGCATCACTTACTTCTTGAGCTCGAGCTATTTCTCTTCTTCTAGTATCATCGTCCATTCTTATCGCACCTGCGCTAACGGCGCCTGCAGTTGCCAAACCAGAATTTGCTTTTAGTATCTCAATGCCGTCAATGAACCTATCAGCAGTTTGGTCTAATGGATCTTTAAGGCCTTGGATTAAAGTTTCAATACCAGCGGCAAAACCACATATTCTGCTAATAAGAAACATAATCTCTTCTATAGACGGGTTATCAAATAAACCTACTGCATAATCAATCATGCCCTTAAGTTTATTCTTAATCATTTCCATGTTTTCTTCGCTAAAGAAATCTTCAATACCCTGCTTAAGGTCAGCAAGTTTTGTTTCAACGGTGTTTTTTACAAATGACTCGACTTGATTTACAACATTAGCAATATCAAAGTTTGTGATTGCATCTTTGATTTTATTAACGACTCCCATAACTGCTTTAGTTACTTTTGCTTTAATTGCTTCAATAAGTGCTTTAACTTTAATGGCATCAAAAAGCGCTTTAAGCGGATCTTTAATATTTCTTATTTTTGCAATGAAGCTTAGTGCATCTCCAATCAAACCGTCTATCTGTCCAATAAGACCAAAGAATGCGCCAATAGCACCAAATATATTTGGCATCGTTGAACAAAAACCACCCATTACCGAGTCAGCAAAACTACCTCTATAGAAATCATCTAACTGGCGTAAAAACTTTGGCGGGTTTTGGTTTGCTGAAAAGTTAGCAGCAATAGGAGTATAGTTATAATCAGAAATATATTGTGCGAACTCAACTGGCGTTATAACCATAGGGTCTTTTAGTGCCAAGATTTCATACTTAGGTATTTCACCTAATACAAACTCTGATTTTAAAAACTTGGAGTTAATATCGCCTAACACTTTATAGAAATCAGGAAACTTTGTAACAGCTCGGCTTAATGAATTGCCAACTGCGGTTTTAGTAATGTTATCTTTAAATCCTTGCTCAAACACTGCTATCTGCGATAAAGTAAATTCGCCATTGCCATTTGATGTTGGTGTTACGGAGGAAGCCGATACTCTATTAACATCTGGTGTTAAACAATCGTTCATTACTTCAATGCTCATTACCTAGCACCTCCTGTGTTTAATGCTGTGTTAGAAGATGTAATACCTCGTAGCACATTTAAGAATGCGTTTACTTTATTCTCTGGTGCAGAATTTAATCCATCGCCTTGATAATAGCTATTGCCCGTTGTTTTACCTACGGCCTCACCATCAACTAGTGGCAATCCTGCCCATTCCATTGCTAAGTTATTACCAAACGTGTATATAGTCATTGTACCTGCCAAAT